AACTTCATCACTTGGTACTCTGCCTTGAGCGCTTGGAGCAGCATCTTGTACTGCTTCTCAAAGCTCTCAAGTCGCGCAGAGTAACCACCATACATCGCAGACGCGGTGCTCCCAATCGTCTGCTGCAATCCGTCGATCTGAAGCGTCTGACTCGCGATACCGGCACCGAGAATCAAGTCACCTGCGATAGAGAGCAGCATATTCGTCGCTGCCTTAATTCCGATCGCGTGCTTCAGATCTTTAGGGAGCGTATCTACATTCCAAGTATAGGTGACATCACCCGTGGAAGGCGCTGTTGTCACCTGAACTTTGAAGCCACTATCCGTCAACGAAACCGCACGCGCAGTGCTCGCACCCTGTGCATTCGTTGTGGTTAACGTAACCTCGTACTTCGCCAAGACTTTAGGACTAAACTCAACAGAGACCTCGTTCTCTCCGTCCGGAAGAACAATGGTCCCTTCTCGCTTTTCAAAGCCTGCTGTATAGTCAAACTCGAAGTAACCAGGAATGAAGTCTCGTGTCGTGAACAGCCCGTATCCACCAAGCAAAGGCACACCCGTCGTAAAGAAGTACGAACTAAGTGACTCTTGACTCGGAATAATATGGATTTGACCGTGTTTTGACGACACAGATCTAAGCCAAGACACCGGTATCGTTACAGGCTCAAACGAACCTAAACGAATACGCGCTGCTTGGAAGGACAACACAGGACGCAGATCAAGTCTAAAAGGCCAGTAAGAGTTCTGACTCTTTAACTCAGCGTCGTGTGTTTCGTTTGTAATAGAATACGGATCAATCGTGATTCCGATTTCATGTTCTAAATGAGAGACAGCTCCTCGAATCGCCTGATCAAATACTACATCAGGGAAAGAAGAGCCATCATCTAGCGTTAAATCGACACCGAGGAGGAAAGTGCTCGTTAACCAGTCGCGTGTAAGCGAATCGTAAATGCTCATCATTTCCTCCCGAAAATAAGACTACCAGATAAGAATCTAGCACAAAGAATGCACTAAATCTTATCTTGAACCTTTCGGGGTCGACCTCTACGCCTAGCCTTTGGTTTGGGCGGATCTACAGGAACTGGAGGCAAAGTCTCCTGCTCCTCTGGCTCTGCCTGAACCGAGATTTGCTCGAAACCCGCGTGCGCGCCCCACTGCTGAATTACCAGTAGAGCAGCGTCCGAAGCTTCGAGAACCTCACCGTGAGCACCAAGCCTCACAGAAGACTGACCAACCGCAAGGTTACAGTTTTTGTATTTATTGTGTCTCCAAGCGGTCATCATCTACCTCTTAGGCCCGGTAAGTCAGGAGGCTATCATCAGTGGTCTGAACAGAAGCGTTCTTAATAACCCAGCACTTGCTCGGAACCTTGACGATTGGCGAACCGAAAAGCATGAGCAGGAAGGGCTTGCTCGTTGCGACCTCTGCGAGCGGACGACGGAAGAAGTCCAAGAGGCGAGCAAACTCAAGAATGTCGGGCGAGTGCTGGATGAAGACGATCTTGCTGGTCCCTGGACGACTCTGGTTGAGGTCCGTGAAGACAGTAGATCCGTTCCCACAAGGAAGCTCTGCGATCTTGAAGAACTTAGAACCACCAGCCTTGGTCCGATAGATTCGGACATAGGAGTTCGAGCTACCATTCAGCGTTCCACCGACGATCCCACCGTGAGTGATCGTAATCACAGCTTCTTGCCCAAGAGTAGCCGCAACAACCAACTCAGTGGAAGCGTCGCTGTAACCGCGCTCTGGGGTGACAACCACAGCTTTGTACTTGAAAGAACCAATGGTCATCTTGGACGCAGTATTCGGATTGAGGGTAAACGCGAGGGTCGGTGCCGCAAAAGCGCTACCGTCTGCGGTGTACGCCGCTGCAGGTGGCTCGAAGCTGTCTGCGAGGAACGGAGCAGGCTTCACCGTAACAGGACCAACAGGCCCCATGATGGTGATCTGCTGCGTACCATAGGTGATCCCCTGTGCAGAACTCATAACCTGAAGCTGATCGTGGCGACCGAACTGGACTGCGAAGCGAATCAGCTCTGCGTGGATGCGAGGCTCGACGTAGATACAATCAGGGCGACCGTACCGAGGTGCAGCGTAGATCTCACCAAGGACATCTTGGAGAAGCTGTGGAGTAGGTGCGTTACCCTCGAGATCGTAGACGTTTGCGCCACTGTCGTGGCTCTCGATCTGCTTAATAACACCGTTGAAGGCGAGAGGATTCGCAGACTCATCACCGTGCCAAAGAGCGCGCTCAAGACGACCGAGAAGAGCGAAAGTACCACGAGTGGTCTCCTCTGCAATCGCGTTTGCGCTGTTCCCAATGATCCCGACGAGGCTACCGACATCAGAGACCTCTCGGCGCTCTGCGAGGTACTTGATCTTGACGGACTCACGGCTATAGGAAGGCACGTTGCGTGCTCCCCCGCCACCCTCGCTAAGGAAGGGATCCATATCAAAACCATGCTCGTCAATACGGACGAACTCATGGAGAGTATTGGTGACATTGCGCTTTGCAATCGCAGGCCAGAGCGCAAGCTCTTTCATGCTGTAGGTCGCGGTCGAGAGAGTACCCTCGATGCTCTGTGGAACGAGTGCAGAAAGCGACCCGTTAGCGTCAACAACACCAGAACCGTCCTGATACCCGACGCTGGTTGCCTTACGCAGCGCATCGTTCATCGCTGCAAGGTCTTGGATGTTCACCATATCGTTTGCGTTAAACATAACGATGCTCCTTCTTACTTGAGGTTATATTGTGCAGCAACTGCATCGACATCAGCACCGCTCTCAAGGAGGGAGACGGCACGAAGGAGACCCTGCCGCCGGTCAGCGGTAGCGTCTTCTGCTTGGACAAAAGAGATTGCCTTAGAGATCAGATCTGAACGAGAGATCGCGGGCTCCTGTGCGACAGGCTCTGCCTCGACGACAGCGCGGGGAGGAAGAGGCATCTTGAGGCTCTTCTCAACGTCATCACGCATCTCATCACGAGCTGCCCGGTACATGCCCTTCATCTCCTCTGGGAGACGACGAAGAGATTTCATCTCGTCAGAGAGCGCAGCGACAGCGCGCATGATCGCATCCATCGACTGCTTGTTGTCAGCGAGGATACGGTCAGTCTGCTCGGCCATTGCCTTGAGACCCTCTTCGAGAGAGGACATGTCAGACATTGCCTTCTCAGAAGCCTCATCGTTCTCCTGCTCCATTGCCTTCTGAAGATCCTCAATCGCGGTCTCCAGTGCGTCAACGGAAACGGTCTCCTCTTGAGTAGGCTCAAAGCCCTTAAGGAGTTCCTCTGCGTTCTCAACACCCTGCGTCTCAAGGTGCTTAATCAGTGCCTCGTTCATCATTCCCACCTTTTCTGAGGTAACGATCCTAAACAATAAATAGGATATAGAACTAAAAATGCAAAAATACTCACACCCTGTTGCGTGCAAGACGAAGGATCGACTCCATTAAAGAGTCAAGTTCCTCTTCGCTCAAGTCTTCTCCAAACTTGGAGCGAAGCATGGATCGTAAAGCAGACACCTTAATCTTACGAGGAGACTCCATCTCAACTTCGTAAGAAGCATTCGCTTTCTTACCCTCAAGGCTCTGCTCAACCAGCGCAGAAAGTGCCGCGTCTGCGTCGGGGATCGCAGAAGACTGGTACCCCACTGTCGCGTTCATACTCCGCGCAATCACCTCAAGGTTCGTGTTCGGATTCATTGGATGCGCTGTGATCGCGCAGTTAATCACCCGTGCACTCATAATCTGTTTATTGTCGTCGTTATTACGACCGGTGACCTGTCCCTCGATCGAGAAACCAAGGCTCCGGTCGCCACCAGCCTTTTTCATCGCCATCGCTGTCGTGTAGACATCTTTGGCAAGCGGCTTCTCAAGATACAGTACACCTTCGACCACAGTCTCGTGCTCCCCAGCCTCGATCTTAAGCGGGTGACCAAGCACTGCCTCTGGACCAGGGCGATGCTCGTGGTTGAACCAGCCATGCTTGAGGAAGTAACTCCAATCAAGCCCCTTTTGGTTAACCTGCTCCCCCTCAAAGTCCGTGTCATCTGTGGAGACGATGCCTTTAATATAAGCGATCGAACTATTTTCTTCTTTTTCTTCGTTTTCGTCCGACCCTGCGTCTCCCTTAGAGATCAAGTCCAACGGAACCCACGTAGAGAAGAAATCCTGTGCCTTTTTAGTAGCCTCTTCGATCTCGTCCTTGAAGTCGTTATCTCTAAGAAAAGAACGAAACTCTTCCAGAGTCAGCTTGCTCGAATCAGCGCGGACGCTTTGGATCTCAGACTTACCCTGTGCGTCAATCCCGAGAACTACATCGATCCCCTCCGGGAAACCTTTCGGAGTATAACGACGGAACTCCTGAAATCGAGCAGGATCTACTTGACGAGCAGCGTGCTGATTTGGATATGGCATATCGTCTCCTAACTATTTCGCACTATACCAAACAAAAGAACAGTGTGGAATTAAACCTCTCGCGACTGCGAGCGTAGTGTACGCTCTAGTTCTGCGAGACCGACAACAACTACTCGACCCTTTGGAGTCTGTAGTTTAACTTTTTCGTTCTCTTTATCGACAGCAAGTACTTTGAAGGAACCAATGTTACCCTCTTTGTCTTTCATCTTTAGCTGCTGTCCAATAGAGAGGCGATCAGGATCTGAAGCACGTTGTTCTTTTTTCTCTTTACCTGGATAGAAGTATCGGTATCGGAACTTACCGTCTGCACCAACGTAGGGGATCTTTCTCGTGTAGCGGCCACCAGAAGGACGAGCCTTTTTCGCCTCGTTATATTCGCGCCACAAATCAGCGTCCGCAGTCTTCTGCGTTTTGCCACCGGTCGCGAAGCTGTAGACTCGAGCACGAGACCAAGCAACCTGTGTAGCGCCCGGTCGATGACCACTGGTCGCCCAAGCTTTAGCACCTCGCTCGTGAACCTTGTTCAAGATACGAACAGGGATTCCCGTGAGTTTATGAACCGCAGCAATGAAGCCTCGTTTCGTATTGGTCTTCATTTCCTCGCGAACCTTCTTCGCAAGCTCTGTACGAGAATACTTAGAAGGCTTTGTCTTCGCGTCATCCCCAGGTAGATCTTCGTAACTACCACCCTCTTTAATACGACGCTGAATCTCTTTCTTGCGAGCCTCTCGCTCCTTGCCTTTAAGACCTGAAAGATACTTCTCTGGGACTTTGGGAGCCTTAACCAGCGCATCTGCGAAAGAGAGGTAGACGCTCTTCTT